CTAACCAATCTGGTGGCAGGGTATAACCAACTATACCCTGCTGCCTTAAACCAAAAACAAACAAACGAGATAAGACAAATGAAGAAAATGATAATTGCATACCGTGTCCTTGTGGCACTCGGGGTGGCCCTGTTCCTCATCGGACTGGCCAACCTTGCACTGGACTACCAACTCGGTAGCTTCCAGTTGTCGTCGGTCCTTCTGGCTACAGGAGGAATAGTCTGCACCGGATTCGCATCCATCATGGTGGATGATTGCAAGATCCGTGCAAAGACTGCGTGGCACATAGCTGCCGTGGATCAACCATCCAGACCAATCAAGGTAAGTGACGGACCAAACGGAATGCTCCGCTTATCAAGTGAGTTCGCTGTGAACTTATGTTCCAAGTCTCTTAGCGAGGCTGATAAGAACATGATCAAAGCACTTGAAGATACGGAAGCATACCAGCATGCCCTTGAACAAAAATCAATGGTTCGTCTTCGACATCGTGGAGCCATTCTGATTAACGAGAATGGACTCCACTCCACTGATGGAAAACGCATCACCATGACTGAAGCAAGAAAAGCACTCGGTCTTTACCAATAAGAACAATGACAAAAGAAGAAGAAATTGAATTGTTGGAAAAGTTCGTGGCCTCCCTCACTAGAGATGGGGACACAACTTACTGCGGAGATTACTTCGCTAACCAACTGCCATTCATCAGGCAGGCTATCCGATTGGATGTATCCCCTGATGTTTATGGCAAGACGGTGAAAGAATACCACCGTGAGATGGTGCAGGAAGCGAAGGACATCGTTGCCAATGCTGAAGCGGAAGCGCAAGACATTGTGTGCAAGGCTGAGGCACAAGCTGAACTCATCGAGGCCCAGAAAAACTCGGCCTATGAAGATGCTCATGTAGCATTGGGAGAAGCCGTTACTAAACTTGATTGCATAAGGGAGCGTCTCTAACCCCAACAGGGGGCAAGGTATAACCGACTATACCTTGCCCCCTTTTAACTTCAAAAGAAAAGAATTGAATGGACGGAAGGCTCATCGCCATGTAAAGGATGAGCACCCAAACAACAAACAGTAGAAAGAACATAAGAGAAATGAGTAAAACAAATGAAGCACAGGCCGAGTATGAGCAGGGCAACCCCGTTGACACGGACCAGCAGTTTGCGAATCAAGCAGTCGCAATGGAGGTCCATGACAACAATGTGCCTATGGTGAGCACCGGACCATGTGGAACTGGCAAGACATACAGGGCGAAGCTCTTCGCTGGTCTGGTCGGTGCCCTTGGCAGGGTCACGCTGAATGCGACTGACATTCCGACCTCCGTTCTGAAAGGGATGCGAGCACCGGACCATGCAAACCCTGACTCGAAAGAGGTGAAGGTTTATCTGCAAGACCATGAGCTTGTGCCTATCCGTCATCACTGGTCTAAGGTGAAGCGGAATGGTAAGGCCATAGGACTGGATGCTACAATATTGTGGCATGTAGATGAGATCGGCACGGCAACGCAGCAGACACAGGACACTATCCTTGATCTGTCCGATCCGGATAGCGCACTGTCAAGGGTGTGTATGCCGAACCTCGCAATCTACATGACAGCTAACCGTGCTGGCATTGACGGTTCTTCATCCCAACGGTTGAGGACTCCGTTCGTCAACAGGGGTAAAAACATTACGTCTAATGGTAACGTGAATGATTACCTCCATGTTCTGTCTCGCAGTCATAAGTCATCACCGGAATACCTGTTGGCTAACGCACCCTTCACACTCAAGAATGTTCTTGCGTTGAAGAAAGAGTTGGCTGGCCCCAAGGGTGGTGAGTTGATGGCGCGGTCACCCCTCTTCGGTTGGGTGCAGTTTGAACATAACATTGAAGCCAAGGCCAAAGGGATTGCCAGTGAGCAACTCGCTAAGTGTTCCATCTTCGATCAGAATGATGGGCATCGTGGTCAGCAGGTATGTTCATTCCGATCTTCCGCGTATGCCATGAAGGAAGCCCTCCTCGATTGGAGTAGCGACCCTGATGGTTTCGAGATCATGCTTCGTGGATACCTCGGACATAAGATGGCAAAGCGAGCTATGCAATACATCAAGGTTATCCGCAAATCGAAGAACGAGGTTAAGAAATACATCAATGGTGATGATGCGGTTCTTCCCTCGTCACCTGCTGAACAGTATCAGTTCTGCCTCGCTGCTGTTTCAGTGTTGCAGGAGACTGAGAATCTGGATGCCGCCCTCCACATTCAGGAGGCGACTGGATGGTTCACCAAGAGGTTGCTGCTCAATGTTGATCGTGAGATTGGCAAGTGGTCATTCGATCTCTGCCAGTTGCGCGGCATTGATGTGGAGCAGGTAGAATCTCTCGCCACCTTCAAGTAATGGGTGACGAGCAGTTCCTTGATCCGGACACCCTCGCATCTCTTGAGGAGCAGGGTGACAAGGTGATCCGCGACCTTAACTAACCAAGCAAGGGGGCAGGGTATAACCGACTATACCTTGCCCCCTTTTAACATCAGACAAGATAAGATCAGAAAAGAATTGACGGTTAGCTTCTCACCGTTCAAAGAAGGAGCACCCAAACAACAAACAGTAGAAAGAACATAAGAGAAATGAATGGACTAAATAACATGGGCATCGAAGAGATCAGGGGCACCAGCATGGTGCGTCCTCACGTTAAGCAAGCCAACCCGAACACCTCCCTTAAGGCGGCGGCGGCGAAGTTGCGGCGTGCCAATGGTATTGAGGAGGGCAAGAAGAATGTCCGAATCAATGCCTCACTCTATCGCACCAAGGATAACTCTATATCTAAAGTCAGGAAGATTCTTTCCAGCTTCAGTAAGTCTATCCGCGATGGCGATAAGACAGTCGGCCTTGGCGAATCGTTACAGTTCGACAAGGGAACACACATCATCTCCAACAAGGACAAGGCTAAGGTGCAGGTCATCTATGACCGGACCCAGAGCGAACTCACCAAGGCCAAGGCCGAAGTCATTAAGGAATTCGATTTCCTTATGAGGCAGGGCAAGGATGACTTGGAGGGCAACCCTAACTACAATGGCAGGGAACTGCTTAAGGAAGCGTTGCCCAAGTATCCCACGGATGCAGAGGAGTTCGCCAATGAGTTCCAAGTCTCCGTGGTTTTCATGGAGAAACCATTGGTTACTGGAAACCTTAGCGCAGTCAGTGCTATTGCTGATGAGGCAATGAATCGAGGCATTGCTGCTGCGATGCAAGCAGCACAACGCCAAGCCACATTGGAGGAGAAAGCATTCGCCAATGAACTGGACGGACTCGGCAAGCTGATCAGGCAAAACATCGGCAAGCTGGATGAGTCTCACAATAAGAAGAATGGACGGTGGCGTAACGAGAACATGCGTAACATCCTTAACAGGGTGGACTCGATCAAGGACAAGCAGGATCGTTTCGGTGTGACTGCTGGACCCGTTGCTGATCTTGTTCGCAATATCTGCAACACCATCCTGTCCGACTATGAGTCGTTGGAGCTTCCCAAGATGGACCCACCTGAAAGGGAGGAACTCCTTGAGGATCTCAGTAAGAAGTCTGACCTCGTTCTTGCGGCGGCAGACGATCTGCTTGTGATCTAACCAACCAAGGGGGCAAGGTATAACCGACTATACCTTGCCCCACCTTAACAACAAACAGTAGAAAGAACATAAACATTATGTCATTCATTGATACACTACCCTCCTTCACTTGGTCATCAGCAAATGGTGGCGAGGTGAAAGGGTTGAGCACAACAGATGCTTGGGTCACCCCGTGGTTGCAGTCTATGCTGAGGATGAAACTCCTCACACCGCATCGCTACTTCCACTCGATCCAGACTAAGTTCAAGCTCTGCCCCCATGAGGAGATATGCGGTGGCTTCGCTGCCGTCAACGCCACCACCTACCTCCTGAATCCGATAGGGTTCAGCCGGATTGAGCGTGGCGCAAAGGATGTCGTAGGCCAGATGGGTATGGTCAACTGCCATGAGTTCGATCACATCGGACTTCTGCACCCATACCGCTTGGAGTCATTTGCTAACCACGACATTGCGAATCGTGCGGCAGACACCAAGATCAACGCCAACATCGACGAGGACAACAAACGGTTTGAGGCTGAGTTGGGATACGTTCCCTTCCCCTTCCTTGAACTGGATGATGAGTATGGGCAGATGCGAGTGATCCACGAACCCGAACTTGCGAAGGGTCGCCACGTTCCTGAGATTTACCAGATCCTTGTTAAGCGGGAAATGGAAGATCAACATAAGCAGCAGCAGCAGCAGCAGCAGCAGCAGCAAGGGGACGGTGGTCAACCGCAACCGCAACCGCAAGACGGTGGGCAACAGCAGCAGCAACCGCAACCGCAACCGCAAGCTGGTGGTCAACCAACTGAGGAAGACATCGAATCTGCTGGTGCTCGTCAGACCGAACGGAGCAAGAGCGTCAATGGCGGCAACGTCCTGCGACCCGAAGTTCCTGAAGGCTCCACCTTTGAAGAGGAGATGAAGAAAGCTGAACGTCAGGTGGAAGCAACCAACCTTAGCGCGACTATTGAAACCCAACGTAACGGGAACTTCAACGGGTTGCGTTCAGTCAGGGAGTGCGAGAAAGCCAAGGAACTTGGTAGCACTATCCATTGGGAGGAACCCTTACGGGATTTGCTCACTGGCGATACCAAGATGCGCTACCATGAGACATACGATCCTGAACTCTACTCAACGGAAGGAATCCTTGAGGATGTCAGGAACAAGCCTGATGCGATTGGTGAGATTGCCATTGCATTCGATATGTCCGGTTCCATAACGGACCCACAGTTAGCTAACCAGATTGGCAGGGCAGATGAGTTCGTGAAGAACTTCCTGTTTGATCGGATACACCTTATCCCTATTGATGATGCGATGGGTGAGGTTGTCGAACTGGAACACGGTGATCCGTTTCCGGACAAGCTGAAGAAGGGTGGCTCCGGTGGCACTCAGCTCGACTTGGTATTCAAACACATCGAAGAGGAAGAACTCAACATCAAGGCGTTGTTCTTCTTCACGGATGGACACACCAATTGGGGTAAGATGCCTCAGAATGAACCGGATGACTACAAGGTTATCTGGCTCAACTATGGAAAGAACCCCAACAAATACAAGTGGGGTGAGGTCATCGAGGTTGACCTTGCATAACGAAAACAACCTAAAGGCTTCAGCCCCTGTGCCTGACAAACAGGGGCAACCTTAAGAACAAAACAACAAACCAGAATAAGATGAACAAAGAAGAGTGTAGAGAACAAATTCAGGAAGACCTGATGGGTTATCTTGATGGGATTCAATCAGTCCTGCCGGAAGGATCGGAAGACGTTATTGAGCGTGTGTGTGAGATTGTAGTGGAAAACTTCGCCAAGTTGGAACCTTAAGAACAGAACAACAAACAAGAATAAGATAATGATAACTCCAATACATGCTATTGAACTCCCCGCCTTCCATGAGGTGGAAGATGGAGAAGTAACCTGCATCCCCGCAGACGAACGGGATGTGTTCGTTGCTGCTGAATTGCTGAAAGTAAGGCGTAGTGGTTCCCTGACTGGTAGACTTGTTCCTCACACCGGAACGGATGCAGAGCATTGCCTGACAGATGGGTTCTTCGTTTACTACCAAGTGGAAGCGGAGATCCCTCCACCACGCAAGCGGATCGGGGGACCGGAAACCAAACGCTATCCTGTCTGGGTTCGCGGGACTTACGAAGGCGGGGGTCACTACTCCCGTTGGGAACCACCGGAAGATCCGGAACCCGTCAACCCTGACGATGATTGCGGGTGCTTCCGTTCACTGCTCGACGCAGTTCATTACTCTATCCTTCAGAGGGTAGATCGTGAACTGTATGAGTCGGCTTGTTGCTCTATGGAACAATGGGACGCAAAGCACCCTCCAACTGAGGAGGGTTACTAATCACGAAAAGAATTGACGGCTGGCCCCTTGCCTGATAAAAGGGGCATCTAACCTAAACAACAAAAGACAAAATGAAGATAGTTAAAACACTATTCCCTGTGCAGGTTCAGGTATTGCGGTTCTTCTTGAAGGTGCTGCTATCTGGAAAGAACACGCTCGACTCATCTGAGATGGGGACGGGCAAGACGGTGGTGGCTTGCCACCTTGCCCGTGACTACGGCAAACCCGTTGCGGTGATCTGCCCCAAGGCAGTCATCCCCGCATGGGAGAGAGAGTTGGAGGAGGTCGGCATCACACCTATCTTTGTCTCCAACCTTGAGAAGTTGAAGACAGGGAGCACACCCTACCTCGACAAGATCACCACGCAACGTGGTAGCAGGAAGGCACATGCCTTTCAGTGGAACGTGAACTCACTCCCCACTGATACCCTCATCCTTGTGGACGAGATCCATAAGTGTAAAGGGCTGAACACAGCTAACAGCAAGATGCTGATTGCCTTGGTGACTCAAGGCTACCGCATCCACGGCATGTCCGGAACACCCTGTGAGGACGCAACGGAGATGAACGCACTCGGGCTGATGCTCGGGCTGCACTCTGGCAAGTTCGCCAAGGGTGGACTGGATCACTTCTGGAGGTTCATGCGGAACTTCGGTGTGACTCAGGATCAGTGGGGTAGTTACAAGATGACTGACCGCACGGCACTTAGCAGACTTCGTGCGCTCATGTATGGGGTCAATACTAACAGGCTGACCTCGGCTGACTTCCCTGATGCCTTCCGCAACAACCGTGTGTTTGTGCGACCGATCAACTTCCGCAGCAATGACAAGATCATCAAGGCATATGACGACCTTGGCATTACACCTAAGATCATTGACGACTTCATCCAGAAGGGGACCGTCACTGATAGTGAGCATGTCCTTGTCCGCTTGCTCAAGGCTCGCCAGTTGGCTGAGAGTTACAAGGCGGTGGACATTGCAGAGATGGCAAAGAATTCAATGGCGGCTGGCAAGAGTGTTGTCATGTTTGTGAACTTCTCGGATACGGTCGAAGCACTGAAGGTCAGTCTGAAGTGTGACTCGATTGATGGTTCGCAGACACCAGCACAACGGCAAGCTATCATCGACAGCTTCCAACGTGATGAATCCCATTGCGTGGTGTGCAACATCTCTGCTGGGGGCACGGGTATCTCACTACACGATGTGCAAGGTAAACGCCCACGGTCATCCCTGATCTGCCCAACCTTCAACGCGAAGGAATACCAGCAGGTGCTCGGCAGGATTCACCGCAACGGTGCCAAGTCGGACGCTTTGCAGGAGGTGCTGGTTGCCGCCAACTCCATCGAGGAGAAGGTGATGACAAGCATCAACCGGAAGATCGCTAACCATAGCGACATGCACGAATAGAACCCAAAGGCTGGCCCCTTGCCTGACAAAAGGGGCAACCTTAAAACTAAAAACTAAAAAACAAATAAGACAATGAACAAGAACGAAGCATGGGATTGCTTAATCGAACACGCAGGGGTTTCTGAAGACACCCTTAAAGTAGTCACCGCGATAAACGGCTGGAGCTTGGAAACTATGGAAAGCGTCCTGTATGCAGTGACGGGTTACCGTAGTTTTGACCAGTATTTAGGTGCGTGCTTTGATGCACACGCATGTTCTTGCCAACCCTGAGTGCAAATCCTGCAAGGGTGAGGGAGCAACCTTAAAACTAAAAACTAAAAAACAAATAAGACAATGGACAAAAACAAAATCAAAATCAGTAACGCATATCCTTTCGAGGATGAATACATCCGGTGCTTCCACCATGAGCACGCCGACATGACGAACCCGCGTGGCGCTGTGTGGGGAAAGAAGATATTCATTAAGGCTACAACAGAGCGTGGTGAACGCTTCTGCCTGATGGATGTGGGCTTTGAATCGAGTGAAGAGGAGGAAGCACAAGCACTCTGCGACAAGATTATTGCGCGTGGTGTGATCCAACTTAAGTATTGGACCCGCGATTATCCTGTCTACGGTTCTCCCGCATGGGAGGAGGAGGATGCGGAGCGGTATGCTAACCACATCATGGACCCCGCTAACCCTGAATACCACTAATGATTCTTAAATCAATGCCACCCAATGTCGGAACCATTGATGGTTACCCGATACGTCCCTGCGTCCGCTCCGGTTCGTGTTGTCTCAAGGCAACGTGCGCGGTGGGCGTGGGGCATGGTGCGGACCCAGAGGGACGTTGCAAGTTCCTGCGTGGTGAGTCTGCTGGAAATTATTCTTGCGGACTTGTAGATGATGGTGCCATACCGAAGGACACCATCCATGCGGGTGCTGGTTGCTGCGCCCCTCTGGGTAACACCGCCCGTGACGAAGTAGTTAAGAAACTAAAGCAACAAAACGAAAATGAATAAACTAGATAACATAAACGACATGATGAACGAAGCTATCAACCGTGCTTCGGCTTTTGATCAATGGAAACACGCATTCAACTTCGGAGGTATCTCCTATGATGAACGGGTGGAACTTATTAACTCACCTGAGTATAAGGCGCACATACGCAATCAGTATGTTCATTCCGTTGAAACACCCGAAGGAACGATAGTTTGTGCTGCCTCAAACGTGCAGGGGGGTTACAACTGGAAGTTCAAGTTCACCATCATTCCCGTGGGACAGACTAAAAGAAAGCAGTTTAGCAAGGCAAAGGCTAATGCAATCCTGTCCGCATACCAACAAAACGAAACAAAATAACACAATGGCTAAACGCAAAAAACAAAAACAACATTGGACCCCGCTCTACCGAACCGAACTCAACAGGATGAGTCCGGAGCAGGAGCGGGATTGGATCAGCAAGTTGGTCACTGAGTTTAGTGTCCCCAAAGAAATAGCTCTGGTTGAGTTACGGCGCAACGCTACCTTGGAGGTGTGGAAGAACGACATCTACACGGTGCTCGTTGACCGTAACAACGAAGAGTATAATGGCTGGGTCCACATCTCCTTTCGGAGAAACGACCGTGAACCTGTGACGGACTGGCGGCACAAGCAACTCATCAAGAACCAACTTGTTGGTGAAGAGTGCGAGGCCGCTGAACTGTTCCCTGCTGAGTCCAGATTGGTGGACACCGCCAACCAGTTCCACCTGTGGTGCTGGCCTGAGAAGGAACACCGTTTCCCCTTCGGCTGGGGTTCACGTGTAGTAACGGAAGATGGCATCGAAGGACACACCACTCAACGTAAACCAGAAAAATGATAATCGACGTAAGGAAATATCTCCCAGCTATGCAACGCAAGTCTGCACAGATGGTCATCAAGCAGGAACTCGACAGCTTGCACGACAAGCTGATCGGGTTGCACCAACCCAAGGTTGACAAGGATGCGGTCCTCCATGAAGCACTTGCCCAAGTGGAGGACTTGCAGAAGTTAGTCAGTAAACTTTAGAAAAGAGTTGACGGCTGGCCGCTTGCCTGAGAAAAGCGGCAACCAAACCAAACAACAACAAACCAAACCAATAAACAAATGAGCAACAAAGTAAAATACAACAAGCGAACCAAGGCTTACCGCACCGTGGTCGAAAAAGAGGGGGAGCTTCCTGAAAAGGACTACCCTACCTCTGGAAGCTACTCCTTCCATCAAATGCGTGACGAGGCAAGGAAAGTCATCGGCAAGATATTTGAATCGTATGCCGCCTTCCTCGGCACCACCAGAAAGTGGACGCTGGAGTATGACAAGCCGCCTTACTACTGCGGTGACGATTCGTATGAGCCGTGGGAATGCACGTTCACCTACCAGATGGATACGATCCACTGGCACAAGCATGAGGACCAACGACCTCCGATTCGGCTGGAGGGTGAGGTCACCGTGTCTGCCGTGACACTGGTGGATCTGTTCGACAGGATCGTTGAGAAACTGGATTCGATTGTATCATACGAGAGGCACTTGAACGAGTCGCTGATCCTTGCTGACCACATAGCTAAAGTAAAATCTACCGAAACAGCATAATGAACAAAGAACAAATCAGATTAGACAAGGACACCACGATCACTGTCACCGCCGTGCGCGAAGAGAGCGCACGGTGCCGCTGGTCGATATGTGTATTCACCTCAGTGGGGTCAATCCGCACGATGCACTTGAATGACATCGAAGCATTCAAGACATTCATCGAGGCATCTGCGGTGCTTGGTAAACTTTGGGGGCCTGAAGGGAGTGGCACGGCTTACCTCCCGCTTATCAACGCCGTCCACAAGGTGACTAACAACGAACTCTTCAGTATCGAAGGGATGCACGATTACATGGATGTGCCTAGAAACAGTTGGCCCCCATTATCCAATGAGCATTAACGTGAGTAATACAAACGAGGGTAACGGAGATTGTTATGAGTCCTCGCTGAACGCTCTGGTGGACCGCAAGTGGAAAGCACATGTCCCCTACGCGGACCCACAAGACTGGAGGCTAGTGCATACCGTGTGTCTCGGTCAGGGGCCAATCGAAGGGGTGCGCTTTGGACACGCCTTCCTTCTGAACAAGGAACTCCGCATCGTCCTCGACATTGCGAATGGTAAGGGTGGGTTGATCCCCGCCCTTACCTACTTCGCCCTCGGCGGTGTGGACCCTGATGCGTTCCCCTACTACGAGTATGCCCTTAAGGAAGTTAGGGATAACATGCTTAAGCATGGAACCTATGGTCCGTGGGGGGATGCTTACGATGAGATCACAAGGATCGAAGCGGAATCATTGGCTGCTGCCAGCATCAAGAACATCGGGGGGCAGTTGGGGTGTGACACCTGATATCTAAATCCTAAATTATACAACCATGAATGAATTATTATTCTTAATCCTAGTCCCCCTAATCTTGCTTGTTGCCCTGCGGCGTAAGAGGACACCTGACTGCTAGATGCAACACCTGATAAGGGAATACCAACCGAAGGGTGCGCCGATAATCCTGCAAGGAGAGATCATGGACGATGATGTGGTCGCCCCGTCATCCACCCGTATGTATCCCATCATTGGTGGGTTCATCGGCGCACCCATCCCAGAACACCTCATGCACCATCTCGGAGAGAGCGTAGCAACTCGCTTAACTAAGCTATACCATAAATCACTTAAAGATGAGCAAGACTAAACGGAAACCAAACAACGCTACTGAACACGCCAATCTTGTTAAAGAGATCGTGAGCAATGTAGCCGATAGAAAGTGGACTAAAGATCAGTTAGAAACGGCACTCGATAGATTATACCTCATGGGTTACCGACACTTCCTTACGGATGTGAGCAACCTTAAGTCAGATGTGACGAAACAATAATAATCAATCGTCGATCTTACTGAAGCGGTCGTATCGCTTGGCCGCTTCAACAAAGATCCTCAGTCGCTCGGCCATTTTTGGATCTGTCTCAGCTTCCTTCATCATAATAGCAACCTTGTTGGCTGACAGAACAGGCTTCTCCATGTAGCCATTCATAAGTAGTTCTGTTCTGCGCTTGCCCATCTTAGGCCCACCACCAGTGCCCCTCGATATCTTGTAAATATCAGCCTTGGATAAGCCCAACCCTTCAAAACCGCCCATCTTACGAATGATGTCCTTGTTGATGTCTTTCAACCCTTCATACACTTCGTCGTAGATATCGAATATCTCGTCTTCAGAGACAGAAACATTCTTGTTGTAGAGCGGTCTGAACTTCTCACGGATCTGTGACCTAGCTTGTTCCATCTTAAAGATATACTGCTTTAAGAGTTGGTCAGGTTTTACTGTGCGTGAACGCACTGGCTTGAACTCGTTGAAGATAATACCCATCGGGCTGTATTCCAACTCGGTGTAGTCACCCTTACTGGCCTTCCATGCGGCCTCCATCTTCGTCCACACCCTCGGCTCGAAACCCTTATTCCAAGTATGGTGGAGTTGCTTTAACAGTTTGTTGACCCCCGTATCAACACCTTCGATCCATACTCTCTTGCCCGTTGTATCATCAACACCTTTAACAAATGCTTCCTTCAAGGCACTGGAGAATATCTGATCATCAAGAAACTGATCAACAAACACTGCTGACAGACCAACCTCAATGGCACTGTCCAAGCTGCCCCCACCGAAGAACTCACCCAAGACGGCGCTGTTCACCCCGTCCATCACAGTGGAGAACGGATTAAGGAACGTCAGGTTCCACGCTTCCAACTCACCATTCTTTTTGCGGCGATACCACAGCGTGTTGTGTCTCGCCCACTTCGGACCTGCCGCTTTGTATGCTTCATCTTCTTCTTCACCCACTCCGAAGATCATTCTCAGGAGCAACGGAACAAGGAACGACAAGCCACCAATCGTGAATGCGAACCCGCGCAATCTTTGGTTACCTCGTTTTATCAAAACAGCGTTACCACTCGCTCGCTCCTCCATCGCAACCTTGACTGTATTATACATCACCCTGATTACATCAGCCTTGAAGCGAACGAACGGTGCAAGGAAGGAACCCCACACGGATCTCTGTAGCGCCCGCACCAACGGTGGTGCCTCGGAGTAAGCCTGCGTTGTCCGGAGGACTTTGGAAGCGGCCTCCTTTTCAATCTGAGACATCCTTGTTGCACGGTCTTCCGGACTTAAAGAAGACAGCTCGTTGGCGTAGGCTTTCTCCAACACCTTAAGTTCATTTTTATAATATGCGATTTTGAAAAACGCATCCATTGCTGCCGCCATACGAGAAAGGTATTCGACACCCTGCCCCGCCTTCTCCTTTGCTTTTCCAACAGCGCCCTCGGCGTCTTCCAGTCTACTGATGAAATCCTGCTCCACCTCCTCAAGTGACCTTTCTCCAAGCATCAACTGCCTCATTGTGTTGGTCCTGCTCTCGTCACCAATTATCCGGAGTGAACGTAACTTAGCTAGTTCGTCGTCAAGTTTAGCCCTGTCTCCTTTATGGGCGCGTTTCAACTCTGTTACAAAATTTTTACCGTAGTCTCCCAACAACATCAGGTTTCCTACCCCACCCATTTGCATGGGTCCAAAGAACGCGATGTTACTTATAGCGTTCCTCATGTAGAAACCCGTGCTTCCAAGAGTCTTGGAGGCCATCGAATAACCTGTCAGTTTCTGGAAATACCTGAACGACCCTGCCATGAGCTTCTCAGAATCATTTGCGTAGGATGTTCCGTATTCCTTGAAGGTTTCTGCGAAGGCTCCTGCCAACTCTGGACGACCATACAATCCTGACAGGGGGTTGTATTGCCTGTCAGATGTATGCTGCACAACACGCTGCCACTCTTTGTTGGTTTCAGGATCAACGTATTTGTCCCTGTTGCTGTTGAACTCTTCTTCAGTGACTAGCCACCCTTTGTCTAACCCAGCTTTTGCTATTGAGTTTAAGAACGATTGATTAGCTGCCATCGAACCCACTGTCATTATTGTGCGGAGCAGGTTGTCTGGTGTGGTCTTATCTTTCTGCTCACCCAGAATGTCCCGTAATGGTTTCGGTATGTTCTTCTTGGCCTTCAAGTTATCAACCATCGACTTGATTGATTCCTGCGCGGACATATATGCATCCCCGCTGCCCTTCATTTCGTATGAACTGATGAAGGCTTCAAGCGCACGCTCACCAATCTTGCGGCCAACCATGTTGTCCTTGGCCATTTGTTTGATCTCGGCATCCGTCTTAGCAGGGTGCTCCATACGAAGTTTGCCCTCTTCGTTTTCAAGGTGGGTCTTCTCAAAGAAAGCGATAGCAGCATCCCGCTCCTCTTGGTATTCCGGATTCTTCCGGACGGCATCGGCATACCCAACGTCCAAGAATATCTTGTATGTGCGCGTCAGGTAGATGCCATTGTTATCGCTGATCTTAACATCATACTTACCAGTGGTTCCCTTAATGACAGACTCTTTATGTATTGCTTCTAGTTTATTGGTAAACTTGTCCGCTAATTTTCTCAGGTTGATCAAAGCAACCAGCAACTCTTTCGAGTCCTTAGCAATTCGTGTTCGTGCTGCATCCCGCTCGGCCACGATCTCAGCTCTGCGGTTTACCAACTCAGCTTTAATGTCTGATTCATACTTGGCTTTAGCTGCGTTTACCGCATCCCTTTGATCTTTTTGGATCTGCTTTATGTCTGCCCCAGCTTGTTGGGATTGCATGTGTGCGTTCAACCAAGCTGCTTTCTTCGCATCGTTTAGATCCTTATCGAGTCGGGCTGACACAGCGTCAGAAAGGAATACACCTTCTGTTGATCCAGTTGCTTTTTGAATAATGGTTAGCCCATCAGGGTCAACAGGCACTGATCCATCAGGATAGACCTGTTCTATCAGGCCCCTTAGTTGAACCTGCGCCATCTTAAGTTCAGTGGCTACGGTCTTCTTAAGAGCCTGACGATGCTTCATCCAGTGGTGGATCTCTGGTTGAAGCAATCCAACAAGGTGCTTTTTCATCAGACCCTTAAATCCTTTTTCAATCTTCAGGTCATCAACCTCAAGCACGGGCATCTCAAACTGCGAGAAGAGTTGCTCGTAATCAAAATTAAATGCGTTGAAGTCCGTGTCCCCACGCCTCCGTCTTGCACCAAATCCAGAGTAGAGCACACCACCTTTGTCGATAGTGGCATCAACTTTAAGACCTAGTTCCGAAGCAAACATCTTGAGTAATGCGTCTTCATCAGGCTGTGGGCGGCTCGTTTTTTCCCTGTCCCGCATTTCACTCTCGATGCGTTCTATAGCCGACTCAATCAGTGGGATTCTATCTGAACCTTCCTCCGCATTTTCAAGTAAACTTTGCAGCTCAGACAAACTTGGTTCTTCACGGAATTTTGGTAAGCCAGTAATAGGTGCTCCGCTTTCATCAAATTCTTGGATTGGCACCCTCGGCTCCAATACCTGAGACGTTTCTTCCACCTTGGTCACATTAACATCAAACCCTAACCTTTGACTTAAGGGGATGATGTTACCGTCTTTGTCGCGGACGATTATCTCAAGGTGCTTGGGTCCAACCTTTGTCTTCTCCTCCCACATATCAAAGAGTTGCTGTTGAAGAGCAACTTCATCGTCAAAGAACTTTTTGAGTTCTTGGTATTCTTTAGAAGGGGATGCGTTCTCAACAGGTTCCAACTCAGCTAACTTTTCCTGCTTCTTATCATACTCCTGTTGCGCCCTGAGAAGAGACCCAACCCCCATGCGCTGCAAGGTCACGGTATGTGCGAGCTGTCTGAAGGAATCAACAGTGATCTTATCTGTAGCCTTAACGAGTATTTCCTTAGCTGTCTTAGTGTCCCCTGCCTCAACTGCTTCCATGTAAGCAACGTCCTCATCTCCCTCGACAACAAATGTGCCCCCCACCCCCGACTCAAGACCGGACGGCATTTCTTGTGGGAGCGTGGTTTTGTCAACTTTGATAGTGTCATCCTCTTCAGTTGGCTCCGCACCAACGGTCTTCAAAAACTGGAGTGCCGTTTCTTCCGGACCAGCCTTCGGGTCCATTCGCCGTGGCATACGGTAACCCATCTCCAACCCACGAAGTTCAACCAGCATACGGTTCACAGCAATTCGCTCTTCTGGCTTAAGCCCCTTGGTGCCATCACTGAATGCCCTGATGAAACCGTTAATGAATTTCTTTATATAAAAGATAGCAATCGACAACGTGCTGGGGTTGGCTGCAAAGAATGCTTCTGCATCCTCAGTAGTTTGCCCATCCATTATCTTCTGCGTCAAAGCTGCGAGGCGTTCTTGGACGAGGCGTTCTTTCTCCTTAAACGCTACTTCAGAGGAAGGATCTTTAAGACGGCTCGCGGCGGCTTCAGCTTCGGGTGTTCCTTCCCCGTAGTAGGCGTCGATGTCATTCTGGTAATCCACATCGGACGAAGCATCCATAACTGCTTTTACCATTCCCGCTGTAAGCGCGGCCTTGGCTGACTTGTGTGCCATCTCTTCTCGGATGACACGGCCAATCATTCCTTGTGAGCTTACCCTGTCCATGCCCCGTTCCAGTGTGGCAATGGCGGCATTTCTAGGGTCGAAAAGAAGTTGACCAGAAACCATATCGAAAGCGGCTACTTTTCCATTAGGGATCGAAGTCATAACAACTTCGATTTCTGCTGGCACTCTCGACATGGCCACCGCTGCAAGAAGGTTTGCTCTCTCGCTTAGTTCCTTCTTATCCTCTTCACTTAATTCTTTTTCTTCGTTTTGTTTTTTCAGTCTTGAACCAAGAATCCTGTGAACATTGTCGTGCTCTGCAAGAGCCTGTCCTGCGTGGGTTACAGCTTCGTCGCGGACACCAGCAGGGGTGGTGGGGGACGAGTAGGTAAACCCAGCAAGGTCTACCATATCCTTAAAGGATTTTTTGAACTTAGCATCCCCATTAACTTCTGCTCTTTGGTCAGTTAAAATGAGCAGGCTATTAAGAGTCTGGTCAAAGCTCGGCATCCCTTTTTTACTCAAGCGCACTTTTAATGCTGACTGAAAATCAGAGGAGTCAAAAATGTGATCAACAAAGTCCTTAAGTGATTTGGTCCCAGACCGCATTACGGGTTGTGTATTACCGCCAAACTTCTTTCTTAATGCCTTAAGCGTTGCTTCGATCTTCCCCTTTGCCGCTTGTTGTTTCTCAGTAAGCTCTGCGCTCTTCAGGTTGTGTAGCAATTTAGCGTGCAGGAAAGACCGTATCAGTGTGTCTGTAACGCCTCTTCCATTCCACCCTTTTGCATTGAGGGTCACCCCAATTCTCCCGTCAGCAAGAACTTCTGTTTTGCTCGCGTAAGAGTTGTCAATAAGACCAAGTTGGAAACGAACACCCCGAACAAAACCAGCATTCGGTTGGTCAGAACCAAACAGCCTTGCCATCTTACGCTGGTATTCCTTTGGTTCTGAGGCGTAAATTTTGTCCATCGCTTTCAAGACGGACTCTGAGGTGTTATCCAACCCTAACCTTAGTATGTTCCTGTTGTTTACGGTCCCCGCAACAGCTACGTCTATTGCTTTGGCGAATTGAGACTTGGAGAAAAAGCTGCGTGCTTGCATCTCGTTAATCGCCTTATGCACATTCTGAGCTTGGAAGGTAAGGATTGTCTCCCTGAGTTCAGAGGGCAGGTCCAGATTGCCATCTACCCTATGTGCCAACTGATAACGTATTTCGTCTTTGAGCCAATTAGTATACTCAAGTGCATCATCAACTTCACTAAGTTGTTCCGTAACTGCTGACTTTTCTTCGGCGCTTACTGTGGGGTCGGCCAAGGTCTCTTTAAGACCAGCAATATTTTCTGGGTTAGCAATCTTGAATGGGTCACGGCTAAACTCAAAGTCAGCCATTCGATATATACGAAAAGCTCGTTTGATTGCCTGCGCTTCTGGAGTTGAACCTTTTTCTAGTTTTTTAAGAAATGCCAACGGCGCGACATTTCCAGTCGCAATTTTTCGGCGCACTAACTGCCCATCAATAGTCACAGCGGAACCGCCCTCTACGCCAGCCGCACCAGTAGCACCTTCTGGACCCTCCACACCCAAGGTCTCCCCAATGCTGGCTTGCCGAACATATGCCACCATTTCAGCCCAAGCACTTTCTGCACTGAGTTCTGCGGGATTGAAGTCCGGCATTTCTATGAATGGACCTTCTTTAAGTAGTGTGTCAAAAGCGCGTCTTATTTCTGGGTTGTTTTCCAGAATGTTAATTACGTCTTGCTGAAGGTCATCAATAAGGAACAACAATTCGTCTTGTTCTAGGTCGTAAGAAATAAAGTGTCTGAAGAACAACGACTGTCCCTTGTCTTCACCACTCAGTCTTTCTTCTTCTGAAAGACGCTCTTCAACATCAGGATACGGAATTGAATCTTGCCCATAGAGTTTTTTGTTTCTGTTACGGACATTACGGCGTGCTTGCTGTTTAAGAATATTGTTCGCTACACGTTGGCCCACAGCCTCAAAAGATGGGAGTGTATCTCCCCTTGCCCAATACGTTGGTCCGTTAATAAACAGCTTTTCAATAAACTGACTATAAACCTCGACGTAGTTTACATCTGCGTTATCCATGCCCAAGTCAGCAAGGTTATTGAGCACAACAGCAAACTCCTGCTTTGCTTCCTTGGCGATGGCTCCCTTAGCCGTTTTCTTTGCTGTCGGACCAGCAATAAGAGGATGGTCGATCCTACTAAGTAAGATTGAAATTGCTTTGGCCCTATTTGCTTCTACTGATTTTTTTAACCGCCCCTGTTTCGCTTCAAGATCAGCAGGAACTTTACCTGTAGATTTAGCCGCTTCAACCTTATCCCCTACTTTCTTAAGCTCCATAACGCCTCTAAGGTTCCCATCAGAATCAACAAAGGGGCGCATGTCCTGACGAAGCTGGAACATCAAGGCGTGTAGCTCATATTCTGTGCGTAAAGCTACTTCAGCATCACCACGGAATTCTTCTTCGATCTTACCACTTCGCCTCGACGATAGAATGCGGTCCAGATATTTCTTAGCAGCAAAAGGATCTCTGGTTGCTGCAACGGAACCACCTGCAATAACTTTTTCTTTTGCGAGAACAGCGCGGTGCAAACCTTCAAGTTGGAGTGTCTGTCTTTCTTGGGCGTTAGCTATTTGATCAGCAATATTTTTATTAGCCTTATCGTCGAGTAGATCGAGATACTTTTTACGAGCGGCTTCGTATTCCTGATATTTTTTGTTTGCTTGCGCTTCTTTTTCCAGTGCCGCAAGTCTATCAACCAAGTCTTGGTTGTTAGGATCGTTTTGTATTTCCGCTTTTAGCTCACCTATACCAAAAACAAACTTACTGACCGAACCACTTTTGCCAAGTTTGTTGATCTTTTTCTCGGTATCAGCAAGCTCGTCAATTCTCCGTTGTAAACTTTTAACTTCTCCTTCTGCTTTTGTATACCTATCAAGATTGTCTTTAACATTCTCATCAGCAACAGCCAGAATTTTAGCAGCAGGAATTACAGAATTACTAAACTCAATGAGTGCAACACCAAGCTCCCCTTGCCTTGCAGACAACACCTCGTTAAGTCTGTCACTTTCTTCCCTTGTCTCGGCAATAAGGATTTGGTCTTGCGTAATACGAATGTCCTGTCTCAGCCTCTCTATCTCGGCGGCTGCACGTTTGCTGGAATAGCCAATAGACTCTAAAGCATTTTGCTGGTCTTCAATCGTGGCGTCCTCGCCAAGTTTCATACCCGCTATGCGCTTTCTATCAGAAAGCCTCGCTTCTTCTTCCAAATTAACCTTACCTGCATTTTCAATAATGTCGTTAAGGTTATTAAGAAGATCCTCAACGGTAGTGATCCCTGCGCCGTTGGGGTTTTCTACTTCTGCTGTTTTGCCAGTCTTGTCATTTCTGAATAGTGACAACGATTTGAAAAGCCCAAGAAACCCAGCATCCTTATCCAAGGCCACGCGAGAGAATGGAATGGTTGTTTCCTTCTTTCGCTTCATTGATTGGGCTACGCCATTCGCCCCAACACCAACGATATCAGTCACAACCAAATCACCATCTATTCTTTGGTAGCGGAAGGCTTTGTTTATACGACCTGTAAAACTATCCGGAATGATTATCGGGTGCTTACCCAACAACACAGACATGGCAATGGGGTCGTTGTCGAACACACCCACTCCATTTTTATAAACAAATGCTTTTGGCCTGTAACTGGTTGGTTGTGCTGGGAACAGGTTTGGGTCTTTTCTTTTCTTACCCTTAACTACTCTTCCTTTTTCAGAAGTAACTTCAGCCCAAGGTGAATAACCTGTAACTTTATCCACTGCTGTTATGACACTACCATTCGTAGGTCTGCTAACAGGCAAGACAGGATACAGTTGGTATATCCTTTTTGTTATCGCCCTGTTTAGGGATGGGTAAAAACCCTTAGCTTTTCTCTGTTTGGTAATACCAAACCTTTTGGTCTGGGACAAACCCGCTGGGGGCAATCCGTAATTTGCTATTGCACCAACTTCCGCGCTCTCCTCGGCACTTAAACGTAAGCCCTCCCAAGGCATTTTTGACGGCGCGTCTTTAGGGCCATATTTAAGATACTGGATAAATTTCTCTTTGGTGTTGTAGTTGGCCCCAACATCCTGCCGCCCAAATTCGTGCCACACCTTTTGTTTTGTAATGGGGTCAATCTTACTTGTAACCAGATATATGTTTCCATTTACGTCAACGGGTGTGATTGGGTTGTTGTCCCTGCCACGAAGCGGTTTTAACTGCAAGTTGCCGTTCTTATCTTTAATTATCTGCCCTTCTCTTAACGTATTCCCTCTGCCTTTAATTAAAAGAGGAGTGCCTTCGGCTTGTTTTTTTTGTGCTTCTTTAAGAAGATCCTGCGCTTTTTTGTTCCTACGAAGTTTAACAAGTTTCTGATACCGACTTGTAAGAGCCGCTTTTTTTTCTATCTCAAGAAGAGCCGCATTTATATCCCCAACCTCAAAGTCAAACTCAGCCTGTTGGATAGCTTTCTCGTAAGTGTCTTCAATCTCCTCAAAAGCATCACGCTGCTCTTTTCTTTCTGCCTTTGCTTCCTTGTCATTTTTTTTGTCTAGGAGTTCAATTAGTTTTTCACGCGCTTCTTTGTAAGTGAGCAAAGGTTTTTTACCATCGCGGACTTTAACAGGATCATTTAGTTTTTTACCTAGTTCTTTGATCCTGTTGAGCATGTCATTGTGCGTTGCACTTTCTGCCTCTGCTCGCTGCTCTAAACCACCTTCTTCAAAAACAGGGACACCACCAGAAGTAACACCTGAGAAATCAGTTCTATCTTTCTTTACAGGCTTGATCTCAATATCGGCCTGCTCGACAGTATACTGTTTTCTTAGTTCTTCTACTTTTTGATTAGCTTCTTCCTGTGTGCCAAAAGAAGCAACAAGTTCGGCTTTAGGTTCCTTGGGCTTCTTGGGCTTCTTGGTTCTTTTCCTAGTTGTCTTAGCTGCTCTCTTGGCTTCCTTCTTAGCAGTGACTATCTCGGATAGCTTGACCTCAACTTCTACGCCCATCTCTTCATCCTCAACCAGAATAATACCTTCGTCGGTTATCTGACTGACTTCTGCAGTCTCAAGTTCTTTTGCATTAGGATAAGGTAGATACTTAATTGTTTCACCAACCTCTGGCATCGGGGCCAACTCCTCTGCTTCCTCTTCCTCTTCTACTTCCTCTTCTACTTCCTCTTCTACTTCTGGTTCTGCTTTTTTAGTTATGAAAACTTGATACTCAGTAATCTTCGCTACTTCAACATCCCCAACTTCTACTTTCTTTCTTTTCTTAACAGAAACACTTACCGGAACAATTTCGGCCTTTAATCCTGTAACATCCTCTACATTCTTAGCTTCTTTTTGAGCTTCTTTTTTAGTGCTGAAGTAACCGCGAGAAATAATGTCCGTTACGCTGCCATCATCGGATACGGTTCTTTCTGCATTAGGCGCAACAACAAAAGGAACAGTGTCATTTGAATCATAAGTAACTTTTGTGATCAGTTGGAACTTAGTCACCATTTCGATGCCCTCGTCACCTGTCTGCTCACTAACAGGCTTGGTGTTAAATATTCTTTCGACTCCAAGACTTGTGCCTGCAACAACACCAACTTCTCCTCGGTCTTCCATCCGAAGCCTGTCTAATTCAAAATATTCTTCTTTGGTTAAGCCTAAGTCTTCAAGCGGCTGCGGACCAAGAGTCGGGTTTTTAATCGGCCTCCCCTTCTTTTCAGCCAGTTCAACTATTTTCCGCTGGGCTGCTGCAAACTCCTGTATCTTTGCATCTACAAAATCCTGTTGCTGCTCAGAAAGAGGTGACGCCAACTTGCCGTCTTTGTCTTTCTTAAAGCGGTCTTTTACAAGAGCAGCAAATTCAGGGTCATAAGATTCCCACAAAGTCTGATCCATAGTCAGTAAGTGTGGTTTTGTTTCCAACTTCTCACTAAGCTCAGGAGTTAGATTTTTATCCGCAGGAACTAAATCGTTGGTGTAAACAATACCTTCTCCCGCTTCATCGAGAATAAATGCTGCTTGATCATCCTCTTTGGTGACATCTCTTTCCATCTGTGCGAGTCGCGGACCCATCACAGATTCAATTTCTTCCTGTATGTCTTCTTCTGATACAGTATTAAATGCACTAAGAAACTCTTCTAGTGTTTCTGGCGGGGCGTCTTGTGTTTCCGCTAAAGTTTCAGCATCAATGTCGCTCTCTGTTACAACCTCTTGTTGAGGCATTGTATACAGGTCTGCTTCCAGTAAGTCTTTTACGACATCGGCGGTTACCTCACTGTTAGCTTCCTTAAGGCGATCAGTTATATCTGTAATAATCCGTTGCTCATACGCACGGGCTTCCTGAACCTCCCGCATCCTGTCGGGACGAACGCGCCTTGCTGCCGAAGAAATTACAGGAGCAGCAGAACCCATGATGCCACCAAGCACACCAGCATAAAGTGAGTGCTTCATATGGTCAAAAATAGGAGTGTCCTGCTCCAGACCAGCATCAGTAACAAATGTATTTACAAATTCGTCCAATGCCTCTTCTGCAAATTCTGCGCTGCCTGCTTTTAAAATCCCTTTGCCAAAAAAGTTTTTACGCAAAACAGACTTGGCTGACTCTTTGATTGCCGACTGCAAAAGTGCATCCGATACACCATCAATAGAGACATGATCTGCTTTTTGAATTATACGGTTAGAAATGTCTTTGAGGTTCCTGTAGGACATCCCGCTAAGAAGCGCATCTTCCATACCCCCAACACCAAACGCAGAAAACGAACCAGTAATTAAACCAGTTACGGTCCCTGCTACCATGCCTGTCCCAAGTGCTCGATCATGCGCGTCTTCTTCTGAGGCTCCCGACTTGAGCATCTGGTTGTAAACAGTGCCGTAAGTAGCCCCCGCCGAACGGTTAGCCGCAGTGAGTCCTATTGAACTTACAGTGATAGCTCTGAGGTTTACTTTGTTGTAAGCCTCCAGCGCATCAAGAGCGGTCTTGCTTGTTGCGTTCCGAATTAGATTCTGGGCTGCAAGGTTCTCGGCAAGGTCTGCGGTTTCTTGCCCCGCCTTACGCCTAAAGGCATTTGTGGTCAAAGCCTTTAGCACACCCTTTTTGGTCATGCTGGAATACAAGGGCGCTTTTGTAGCAGCAAGTGATGTAGCTGCTGCACGGCCACCAAACTTTGACAAAAGAGCAGTAGCTCCAATATCTACTGTTACTTCAGGGGCCAGTTTAATCAGGTCTTGGGCCATCCCCAATTTACCCCCAAAAAGTTCTGCAAGTTCCCGCCTTTGGTTATTGTCCTCTGCAATATCTTTTAGGTGTTCTTTGGCCCAATCAGCACCACCCAATGCAAACACTGTGGAGAACGCAGAAGTAAGAGGTCTGTAGAGATCGCGCCAGCCAAGGTCTAGGTCGCCAAAAATAGTATCGGCGTAAGTGCGGTTGTCTGGGTTAGACGTAAAGGCAGACAGGATGTCTCTGTCCTTAAGCCCACTTTTTCTTCCTTTGTTAAGGTGGTCTAACCAATCTTTAGATAGCTCTGATTCAGTAAGTTTTTTACTTATATCAACAAAATTAGTCGTGAGGAAAGAATCACGCTCTGTCCGCAGAGCTTCCTTGGTAGCTGCCGAAATGTCTGACCTAGCTTCAAGCGCAGATTCAAAAAGATCGTCATTCAGTTTTACAGCGGCAGGGACATACGGAAGTCCATAACCATCTAACCTGATATTATCACCTACGTTAGACTCATCCTTAAAAACCTTCATAGGGGCGTTATTAACAACCACCTCTTGAAGAGCAGTCCGCACTGCGTCTGGGTCTTTATTGTATTTATTGGAAATTTCCATAACGGTTTCGTCAATGTCTTTTGACATCGCACGATCAACCGCTTCTTCTCTTTCTGTCCCCAAAGGTTTTGGATCGGATATTGTCCCGATCATGTTCTCAAAGAACTTTCTTACGGGCAAAGACACCCGCTTGCGAAACCCTTCTTCAAAATGGTCAAAGGAACTATAGTCGTTCTCAGCCATTCGTTTACCCAACGCTTCTACTTGGATAGCAATTTTGGGGTCATTTTTTATTTCTGCATGGATTAGCTTTTCTAGCTCACTCAGTTGGACAAGTTTATAGCGCGGTGCGCTCATACCCTCGGGTGTGTCCAACAGTCCTGTAGATTGGATCTCCAGCGCATCAGCCATGTTGACACCGCCCCCTGCTTCGCGTGACCTGCGAAGGGCTTCGTGCATTGGTATTTGCATGGCAGCGTCCCCAGCTTTGACATAGCTCCGTCCGTCTTCACTCGTAAATCGAGCAAAAGCTATCTCTCCTGAGTCCAGCTTGGACTGCAACACGGCATTGCGTGTTCTGTTTACTGAAGATTCAGCCTGCTCCAGAATGGACTCAAGTTCTTCCGGAGTGGCTGTGTCTTTCTTAGCAAGGTATGCGGCTCCATTATGCCAATCATCTTGCTCCAACCCTGTATGGGCAACCATGTCCCTAACCTGTTTCTCAAAATCAGGTTTACCGTAAGCGTCAATCCGGCTGGTTACCTCATCTTTATTCTCATTAGTGAGCAACCCTTTACCGACAAGCGCAGCCCCCAACTCTTCTTTGATCTTGCGCTCAATACCACCGTTGTATGCTTCAGCTTTTACATACTCTTCACGGAGATAATCACCATACCCAAGGTGCCCCTCAAGAGGGTCTTGGATGTCTTGATTTTTTAACCAGTCATCGTAACCGGAAACTTCGATTCTCTGATCTGCGGTAGGCTCGGAAGGCAGAATATCTTCTGCTCTTTTTAGGACATCCAATGGATTAAACTGTTCTTCTGACATAGCAGTAAGACTTGGGTATGTAATTTTAACTAACTCTTCTTATGTAAAACTTATGTTTATTCCCCCCAGCTACCTACACTGGTGGTTGCGGTTGGTGCATTATCACCAGAAGCTATTGCTCCTGTAAGGACACCATACCTATCAAGATTGACGCGCCTCAAATTAAGTAGCTCTCTCCGCAGAAGCGGGATAAACGTAGACATATCTGTTGCTTGTGCGGTAAGTGCCTGCGTTTCTTCAGGCGTCCTGTTACCTTGGCGAGCAATTTCTTGTGCGAGGAAAATAGCCTCATTCTTGGCTTCTTCCGTGTAAATCTTTGGTTTAGTGCGATCAACTTTTGGTGCGTCATCGCCATACTGACCAGCCGCTTCCCCCGCAAAACTAGCAGCAGTATCAGCCGCTGCATACATGGTATCCAGATTATCAATCCGCTTTTGTAGCGTGTCGAAGTATTGTGTTTCTTCAGTCAGATACTTAATCTGATTATCTCTACCTGCTTGTGCCAGAGCTGCGTCTTTCTTTGCTTTTTGACCCGAAGCAAAATCAGTAATTGTAGTATCAGGCCCATAGCCCTGTTGCCCAAACTGAAATGCTCTACTAAACTCTTGGGACTCTTGAGCTTTTTGTGCTCCGATAGATGTCTGGTATGATTTGAAAAGATTCCCCAACGCAGGAACTCTTGCAATTTCTGAAGCATACTGCCCCTGTAACCGCGCTGCTTGACTGGACTTTTCAAAGGGATTGAGAGAGGGATCTTTATCAATAGCGTCCAACTGGCTAACCACGACAGGCATACGCTCTGCAATACTGGATTCCATTTTGGCGTCTTTAATTGATTTTTCTAAATCAAACTTAGACTTATCAAATGAAATCTGAGACGCACGTAATGCTGCTCGATGCGACTCCTGCGCCATCATAAACCTTTGACGGTCCATCTCTTGTTTATCCCGCCTAGCTTGAGCTGCCTCATATGCATCCTGCATCGGTATAAGTTCAGTCTGAAGACCGCGCATTATCTGATCCCTCTCAGTCTGACTCATACCTTCAGTGGGCATCATGGCAGCGATTGTTTCAGGACCAAACAATGCGCCTTTCATCCCAGCCGTCATAGCTTCTGGTTGAAGCTCCCCGTATAAAGCATCGGGAGTGGTTGGGTTATACCTGCTCATTTAAGTATAGTAGATGGGATATTAGTTTGTTTGAAATCCTGATATCTGACTACATCTTGATACGGAAGCATACGTCTCCGCATAAGCTCTTCCATGTATGCTTTTCTAGCAGCATCTGCGGAGCGTCCATCTTGTGTGGTTATCCCACCAGTTTCAGTTTTTGGACCTCTCCCAACTGTTCTCCTTGCCCCAACAGATCCTGTGGTTAGCCCACCTCCGCTTGTGGTGCGTTTATGGAAATCAGCATAAGACTCACTAAACCCTTTATCCAAAAGTCCTTTATTGCGAAGGAACATACGAACTTGAGGTTTTGAAACACCAAGTTCTTCCCCACGCTTAAAGGCTTCCACCATAATTCGTTGCCGAGTTTCTGGGTTTTGAAATGCACTGGAAGGAGAGTCGTCATACCCCAGATCACTTTCGAGTCCTTTAGCAAAAGCTATGCGGTCTTTCTTAAGCTGTTCGGCCTTAGCTGCTTTCTTTTCGGACTTCTCTTGCGCTTTTTTTTCTGCTCTTGCGGCTCTTTTTTCTTTGCGAGCTTTTCTTTTATCAAGAGCGGCTGCTGCTTGCATGGGGAACATAGATAAAGCATCGCGTGTAGCATCAACTCCGTAGCTCCTTGCAGCTTGTGCTTTGGCTTCTTCTTCTTGGGCAAGAACAGCTTGGCGTCTAGCCTTAAATCCAATTTGCGGATCAAAAATAGCCTTTCGTTCTCTAGTAGAAAGTTCGCCATCTTTGTCAGCATCAAACATGGCCATAAGAGTTTGAGGCTCTTCTTTGGCTAATCTTGCAAACTCCTTTCGGTCTTCTGCGTCAAAGAATTTTCCAGCCTTGCTGCGCGTTGCCCCTTGCCGTCTTTTCATCACCTCTTCATAAGAAAGAGGATCTCTGCCTGCTCTTTCAGCGGAGAGCTTTTCAATCTCCATCACCCGCCGTTTTTCAGCCTCTGAAAATTCTGGGTCTCCTGCACGCCCAAACAAAAACTCACGATCCCCTTCAAACTTAGAAGGTAAAAATTCTTTCCCCACACCTTCGACCCCTTCAAACAACTTACCAACACGGCGTTGTCTGTAGTCTTTAAGGTTTTGGCCAGATTGAATTTGTTCGTCACCAAGAGCACGTTTCTCCCCGTGCGCCATAGGATCGTAACCTTTACCTTTATCAGTAAAAATTTGCTCTCCCGCCTGCCCCATAGTTTGGTAAAACGCGGACATAGTTCCAACAGGGTCAAGTTGTGCTTCAAGAGCACGGCCAACCCCACCAGCAACGGTCCCCAAAGCAGTAGCTGGTTTTACCAACTCTCCCGTGTCGGGATCATATTGGGCATTACCATAATCCCGCGCAGCCCATCTGCTATAGTCTTGTTTACGGCGCATCTGAGCTTGTTCCCCGCTACCAAATCTTTGTGCACCCTCTACCGCCATGAGACCTAAAGCATAAGGTGATGCTCTTGAAGCCAATCTCCCAGCAGCAGCAAATTTAGATGGACCTGAACCATGTATGAATTGTGTGTATCTACTTGGAACTTTAGGTCCATGCATAGGCCCCTTAGTAGAAGGGACGCGAGGAGAAGTCGTAGGGGTCGGTGCTACAGGATTGCTAACTGGCGGGGTTAGTCTAGGACGAACTGGACTAGCTGGACTTGTCGTGGGCCTTCTTAATGGACCTAAGTTTCTACGTTGCCCTCGTCCTCTTGATGGCCCTAAGTTTCTACGTTGCCCTCGTCCTCTTGATGGACCTAGATTTTTTCTATTGCGGCGGTTTCTTCTTCCTCTGCTCATAATTAACTAATTTATCCTCCTTGTCCGATTCGTGAGTTAGGGTTCCTACCCAACCCCCTGTAAGGGGCCATAGGAGAGTCTTCGCTAATAGACGACTCTCCAACTGTTCCAGTAGTTAGACCGCCAGTAGTTAGACCACCAGTAGTTAGACCCCTATTTTGCTGTGCTTGCTGTGCTTGCGGCACTTGCTGTGCTTGCGGCACTTGCTGTGCTTGCTGTTGGGCAAGGGCCAACAATCTTTTTCTTCTTCTTTTTTTACGCCTTTTATCTCCAGACACTTTTTTTCTGTCTTCCTCCTTAGAAGGAAAACTTGTGCTCTGTGGTTCTGGAAGCGATTGCGCCCCTTGAGTGTTACCTTCAAACCCTGACAAATAATCAAGTAAAGGGTTTCCGGAACTAAAATTACCAAAATCAGGGAAAAGAGGCGAAGACATAGCAAAAATGCTAAAGTGCTTAGAGATATTATGTATTTAAGGGGGGCGTGTCAATCCAGCAAAACTGCCCCAGAATTCTGTAATGCGGCCCCTAACTGCTTGATCGTCTTGGGGGGTCGCTTGAAATTCTTGTCACCTTCCTTTGGGGGGTCCACCGCCACAAGCCCAAGCCGCTGACGGGCACAATCAAGGGCCAAAAACGCAGCGTCCGCAAGATCTGGGCTGCGTCCGAAACGGGCCTTAAACTCAGGTTTAGATTCTATCTTAACACGGAGGGTGCCGCTTTTGACCATATCATAGTTGCGGGACGTTATCTCGCTGGCCAGATCAGTGCTCACTCCGAATACTTGTCGAGTCCGCATCAATTCTTTGCCAACGAACCAAAGCTCCGACACTCTGTTCACATATAACTCTTCACCAATGAGTTGGCTACTGGCGCTGACCCGTTTATCGCTGGCTCGGCCCCCGAATCCTACCCGCATAAACCTATTAGACCATTCTCCTGCCAACACATCGCAGAACGGAGCACCCGCACCAGTCGCATCAACGGCTACATTTTCAGGCAGGATGTTTAACTTTTCGCAATGTTCCTTAATCTGACGCACAATCTGGTAGGTCCGTGGCACTGCTTTATTGGTCGCGTCATCGTTAAGATGGACTGCTTCCCCGAACTCTAGCACGTAATGACCGTTATTATTATAACCCACTGTGGCTGTGTATAATATGGTGCGGTCGCCCCCATTCGTAAATGCGGGGTCAACCCCAGCCACCTTGGTTACCCCGCCCTGCCAGTCAACACGCTGAAGCGCACCGCTCATGGTTAGTTCGTTCTCGTTGTAGATGCCTGTGGCTTCATCAGAATCAAAGAACACCGCCCTGACCATTCGCATGTAGCCTCGGGATTCCTCTCCCAGCAGGGCTTTATCCTCGTCAAGTTTTTGCTGGGTGGGGAGCCACGGATAAATAACATCCCCCGCCAGAATGTTGGGGCTGCGCTCACCATCTAACCGGATGTAGCGGCCACCCCACTTGGTTTTCCAAGTATCATCAACATTTGTTTCCACTGAGTCCCAACCATTTTTTGGCTCAGACCAGACCCCAAAAGCGTCAAATCGGCTGTTGGGGTTGGACATCCCTATTAACTGAAATGTGGGGTTTTTAGATAAGTTCGATAGCCCCGCTTGTAAGATGGCCTCAGATAGTTCTGAAAGCTCGTCACCAATCAAGATAACTCGTTTTTGTTTAATACCGATAAACTTACCAACTGCCTCACGGGTCTTACTTTTTTCTGCGGCAATCAAAGAAATACCTGCTCTTTCGATGAGCGTGCCGTTTTCATCAATGTAAGCCGCGTTACCAATAGAGTCCCTAATCTTAATTGGTGCTCCTTCAATGACGGTTAAAAGAGACATTACGGAACCCCAAATACGTTTACGGGCTTCCCTTAACGTGGTTGATGTCATCAGGACTAAGGTGTCCTTCGGTTGAGACAACCAGTTTACGATTCCCCATGCCGCCATCGTATGTGATTTTCCGGAAGAAGCTGACCCCCCAATGGAAAGATATTTGTTGTTTAACGCGGCCCGAATCATTTGTGTGGCCCAAGGATGTTTCACCATTAACTTTTCTGGTAAGTCTGCGTTGTTCCAAAGCTCATCACAAATGCGCCAGAAATAGAACTCCTTGGCACGCACAGAATCATGGTGGGCAAAGCCATACAGCAACCCTGTCAAGACACTCGTTGGAGGTATCAGTAAGCCACCGACATCCATCTTCTTTGTTTTGGGGTCAATTCGTGGCTCTAGTATCGCCTTGATGGACCGCTTCTTCTTGGCCATAATTAAAGAGTAACGTAATAAAGATCGTGGCTGCTGACAAACCTAAAGAGACCCTGCAAGAACGGGCGGTAAAGCTCTACAACGCAGACTGGAAAACAGTCGCAATCGCTAAGGAGCTGGGAGTGCATTCAGGAACAGTGCGAAGGTGGTTCAAAAAAATGGGACTCCCCCCACGCAAAAACAACAGCGGTATGTCGTATGAGCAACCACAACCAACGGTTAGCCCAGAAGCTGAAGTTGAATTCGATGCAGACGAATTAGCTAAAGACTTAGAAGACAATCTAGATAAGAGAACAAGAGAAGCAATCTTATCAGCGCAGCATGACGCTCGACTAGAAGAGGACCAAGCCATTTTGGAAATCGCAGAAAGTCAGACCACCCCAGCAGAAAAATACCAGCACTACATTGCTGCCGCTGGTATTAAGCTAATGCGAGATAATATTAAAAATCTCAGGGGGCCTAGAACGGTGAAGGATCTTGATCAACTAGACCAGATTATACGCAGAAGCCTTGGTCTAAATGCAAAAGCAGGAGGAAACAGCAAGATGCAAATTGACATCTCTATCCTGAATAATGGGAAAGCCGACAAAGGTAAGGGCAGCGTGCAACCAGTAATCGACATCGAACCAAATGATAAGTGATTTTGATGGGTCGGGTTTTGACTATGACCCAATGGACGACCCTTTTGCAGAGCGGCAACTTACCTTTAATTGCTACGCTGTTGCAGACGACAAAGAAGAGGAGGAATACAAACCTAAACTTGTTTTATTCTCTGAGCTTAAAGAGGCTCTTCTTGGAGTTGTGGAGCACCCGTCCCACCCATCAGTGGCGTGTTACTCCTCCAGCATGACACTCTCTATTTTAAAATCCAAACATGGGCTGACAGAACCACAAGCAAAGTTGGCGCTAGAACAGTTAATGGACACTGATCTGGGTCCGGAGTCTCCTTGTTTTTTAGATACGAGCATCATTGATGAATGAGTAATCTACTACAGAACAGGAGAGTGGAAAAAAACCCGAAGGTTCTTCTTCGTAAAGATGACCCTTTAAAAAATGATTTTACGTTTAGTGTGCAAGAAAGGGTCGGCAAATTTTACAGGGTAGTTCCGGCCAACGCCAGAGATGTGGCGTATATACGGGCGCTGCAAAAAGGATACGACTACTTTGCTCCAGCCGAAGGCAACGGATTGATTATATCAGCGCACGCAATCCCGCACTAAAGTGATTATAGTAGGTGTAGATAACGGTCTGCAAGGGGGGCTGTGTGCTGTCTCTGAATTTGATGGGGGCATTGTAGATAAGATTCCCATGCCCACCATGCAAAGGTCTAAAAAGACCGAAATTGACACGGCAAAAATAAAAAAATGGCTCCTCGATTTAGAGACCCCCTTCGTCCTTGCTGTTGAGGAACCATTAGGGTTTGCCAAAAGTTCACAGGCTGTGCGATCAATGGCTCTTAGTTTTGGGAAATTGATGGGCATGGCTGAATGTTGTGGTTTTGAAGCAACCCGTATTTCGGTTCACAAGTGGCAGAAACAAATGCTTGGCGCGATGGCTAAAGGGAAATCAAAGGTATTCGCTTTAGGTATGGCACAGGAACTTGCCCCCGAAGAGAACTGGCTGAAGAATAAAAGGTGCCGCACACCCCATGACGGCATGATTGATGCGTTTCTTATTGCGAGATACTATTTGACTCGCGTGCAGAAAAATTAGTAGACGGGAGGACTATGAGTTCTCCACACGCTGACAGAGACCACGCCGAGTTTTCACCATCGGCATTGAAGTATATCGCAAAATGCAGTGGTTACCACGGCAAGGATGGCACAAGCCCCGCTGCTGAGAAAGGCACCCGTATCCACGAAGCTCTGGAGGTGCGTGACCCATCAGGATTGAAAGGCGCTGACGAGGTGGCAATCTACGAGCAGATTGTAGAAGAGGAAGATGCTTTCCTATTAGCCGCAAGGGGGGACAACAAAGACAGTTCGGACCACATGGAAATCGCCCTCGACATCAAGTTGAATGACGGTGTGTTGACATGGGGGACTTGTGATCGGCTCACCATATTCGACAACAACACTGCGGTCATGGCTGACTACAAGACAGGAGTGTCGAAGATAGACCCACCTGAAACGAACTGGCAAGCGTGGGCATACACCATCGGTGCTTTCCAAGCATTTGAAGACCTTACTGAAATCACTTTTGTATTCTATGTCCCCCAGCGAGAGGTAACCCTGCACCACACATTCAAGAGGCGTGATATCGGGGCGCTGCAAGCCGCCATCACAAGTGTCATCAAGTCGGCCTCAATCACTAGGCCCAAGTGGGAAAAGGGAACGCCCGATATGAACACACTCAAACCAACCGCGCACTGCATCTACTGTCGGCATGAAGAACGGTGCCCTGCTTTGGGAGGACTCGCTATCTCAGTTGCAGCACAACTCGATAACACCCTGCCTGAATTCCAAATTGGAGCTGTCGATGATCCTGTGGAACTGGAGAAGATGTTTGCCGTCAGCAGCACCTTGTCCAAGTGGGCAGAAACGATTCGTAAGAAAGCAATCGCTGTTGCTAAAGACGGGGCTGAATACGACAACTTCAAGTTACGCTCACTTGGCTCACTGCGTAAAATCTCTGACCACACAAAGTTGGTTGAACTAGCCAAAGATTACGGAGTTACGGACGAAGAGTTGCTGGAAGTCGCCTCTCTCACGGTGACCAAAGTTGCCAAGTGCCTAGCCGCAAACGGGGTGCCAGAAAAAAATGTGGAAGAATTTCTTGACGCTTGCGAAGAGAAGGACATTATCACCCGCACTTCGGAGAGATGGACTCTTTCGGAGAAGTAACAGAGTAGCATTAAATATTAACATGAGTGATACATCAGCATTAGTTGAACAAGACGATCCGCAAAACGAGATTGTCCCCCACACTGGTGGGTTTGAGATTACGGCAGAGGACATCGACATCCCCCGCCTTAACGTGGTGCAAGCAGTGAGCCAGATTGAAGCACCTCACGGAAGCATCGTTATTGACAAGCGTCACGTTCTCGCAGAGGTGAGCCAACCCGTTACGGTTCTTCCGGTTTCTGCCGTGAAAGGTTTCCGTGAGGATAAACCCTTTGGGGTCGGAGAGATGGGACGGTCTGTCTACACTCCGGAGGATCTTGCAGAACTCAAAAAGGATAGTGAATACCCGATCATTGAGTTCGCCAATATCACCCTTATGTTTCCGGAGCCTGAAGAGGCTAAAGGAGCAGGGGCTTACCCGTTTCCCATCGGAGGGAAGAACTATGCACTTGGTCGCTTGAACGTGGCTAAGATGGCTTACTCTCAAACCTTCAAGCGGCTGGCGACTTACGGTCAGCTTAGAGGGCCGGATGATCCTCCGTTCAACGTCTTCTGGGAACTGGAGTCGATTAGCATCGATGGAAAGGTGACTTACTACGCTCCTAGCCTTCGGCAGAAGGATACGGAAGAGAAGCCCGATCCGGAGGTCATAGCCTTCATCAAGCAGTTCACTCAGTAGTCGGCATGGCTAAGAAGAAAAAGAAGCCAGAGCTTGTCGAGGTGCAAGACCCTACGACCAAGATCGTTAATGCCGAGATTGATAAACTGACATTAGCGATTGATGAACTGGACTCCAAGATTAGTGAGGCTGTGGAAGCACGAACTAATCTGGATTCCCTCAGAACCTGTATGCAACTAGGTCTCGACCAAGTGCATAAACAGACTGAGGTAAGTTTTGAGGACTCCCCCGATATTGCGGTGGGTGAAGACGGTGAGGTAACACTCACCTTTGAAGCTAAAAGCGATTGATAATTACAGAGGTGTTGGAAGGGTAATACGGCGGGGTTTTCTTGTTTTCTCTAGTTAATTCATCGCCTGTCCAGTAACCGTATAAAAGCTGGGCAACCAACATCTCTATTAGCTACCCCCGCTTCTTTCAGTATTGTATGGTGTGTGTCTATGTTGCTGATTGAGGCGGGGGTTTTTTAGACCTGTGGAAACTTACGCTCTAGATTTTGAAACGTATTACGATAAGAGCTGCTCAATAAAAAACCTCGGTTCTCTTGGTTATTTTTCCCACCCCGAATTTGAAGCATATATGGTTTCGGTGGTGGGGACGGATGGCACCAAGTTTGTTGGGCACCCTGATTTCTTTGATTGGCACACCCTAAACGGGAATATCGTAATCGCACATAATGCCTCCTTCGATGAAACCCTACATCTTTATGGAATTAAAGAAGGGTGGTGGCCGGAAGCCAAACCGCAAGCATGGTTTTGCACAGCGGATATGGCGGCATTTTGTAAACTTCCTCGCTCGCTTAAAGGAGCGGCTGAAGAATCGCTTGGGTATGAAGTAAGCAAGTCCACCCGCGACCGGATGTCCGGAAAGAGGTGGGACAAGCTGAAACCGGAAATCCAGAAAGAGGTGTGTGATTATGCCCTCAAGGATGCCGAGCTGTGCCTTGAACTCTGGCTAAAACACAACGAGCACTGGCCTGAGACGGAAAGGGCTATAAGCCACCTCAACAGGAAAATTGTGCAGGGTGGCATTCCCATCGACATTGACCTGTTAAAGAAGCAACTTGAAACCATTAAGGTTGAACTGTTCAACGTGGAACAGTCGATTCCTTGGAATGGGGAACGTCCACTTTTAAGCAGGGCAGCATTCAATGACGAGTGCCGCAAGGTAGGACTGGAGCCTCCTGCCAGTCTAGCGGCTAGTAACGAGGAATCACAAAAGTGGATAGACACCCATTCGGCAGCACATCCGTGGGTTGGGGCGGTAAAAAACTGGCGGCGTATCAATGCCCTAAAGAAGAAAATAGAATCTTTTGATTATGCCACCATGCCCGACAACCGATACTACGGAGGCATCATGTATTTCGGAGCACATACAGGGCGCTTCAGTGGATCGGGTGGGAACTTGAATCTCCAGAACTTACCACGCAGTGAAATGTTTGGGGTCAACCTGCGACACCTGATTGCCACTGAGGAAAGTAAACGTCTTGTAGTGGTGGATCTCAGTCAGATCGAAGTCCGCACCCTTTGCTGGCTGGCAAAGGATGATGGAATGCTGGATGAGATCGCCAACGTGGATGACATCTACGAAGCATTCGCCATCCGGTTTAAGATGTGGAGTGAGGAGTCCGGATCTCTGAAGAAGAAAAATCCAGCACTAAGGCACAAGGTAAAACAGATGGTTTTGGGCTGTGGTTACGGAGCAGGTAAAAACCGCTTCAGGGAAATGTCTGGTATGACCCAGCATGAGGCAAACACAGCCGTCGATATTTACCGGACGCACATGCCTACGGTGACCAGACTGTGGGCCAAATATAACGCAGACATCAAGGCGAGCTGCGCCCATAAGATACCGTTCTCTGTCACCTTGCCAAGTGGCAGGGTTTTGGATTACGGGATAATCAAGCGGGGGGCTGATTTTAAGGAAACGGCTTTGCTGCCAAGAAACGGAAAACGGGTGCCTATCAAACTGTGGGGTGGGCTGGTTGCGGAAAATGCTTCTCAAGCACTGGCGCGAGATATATTCAGTGACATGCTACTGCGCGTCAGCAGTGCGGGGCATAATATCGTGTTCCATGTCCACGATGAAATGGTGATCGAGGTTGACGCGCAGGACGCAGAGAAGGTTTACAAGGGGGTGGTGGATATCATGTCGCAACCCCCTGAGTGGATTGACCTGCCACTTGATGCTGAAGGCGCAATACTTACAAGATACGAAAAATGATTACATATAGATATATTAAGAACCTTAGAGATAACAAAACTCAAAAGAGTAACGACCTATCCTTAATCAAAAAAGTAAAACCTAAGTTTAAAAAGAAGGCAGATTACAGGGCATGGTGCGCGAACAAGACAACTGACCATGTGTTCTACAGCATGGTTGAGGGGGATGCTCCTTCTGAGCGGGTGGCGGGGGACAACCCACCGAATTGTATTTACGGTGTAGTTGCAGACTATGATGCCCCTGTGCAGTGGGCCAATGTGGATGGAGACATACAAGTTAAATGCAAAGAGTATCCACCAACTTGGCGTTCTAAAACACAGTCTGGTTACATTCGACTGATATGGGAATTTGAGGAGGGGTTGCCCATATCCCCGCAGATGTTTGACATCTTTATGAAGAACATAAAAAGCACCTTTAAACTAGACAAGGTGTTTGCGGGGTTTGACCCTACATCCTTAAAGGCATCACAATATTTTGAGTTAGGTGAAGACTGGACAAAGATTGGGACACCAATAGCAATTAACATTGCCCAGACAGCTTTGCTAAAAGCGGCGGCAGAAAGACCCCCGCAAACAAGTGATACATCTATCCCTATTGATGTGGTTGCTGCTGAAATTGAAGAACGCTTCCCCAACAGGTGGGTCGGTGATTTTGAAGTCGGTGCTAGGGGTCCACTCTTCTGGGTGGATGATGGCATAGACCGTGAAGGTTGTCAGGTAACAGAGGACGGGATGATCTGTTACTCGGACAGGGCAGGTAAAGGGTTCCTTAGCTGGAGAGAAATTCTCGGCCCCAAGTTCGTGGAAGAATACGAGCAGCAGAAGATGGGTAACCTGTTGGATGAATACTGGTTTAATGGGCGAACCTTTTTCAAATTACTCTTTAACACAGCAGTGCAGATCCCACGGGAGCAACTCGTCTTGGAGCTAAGGCAGATGGGTTTTTCTGTGAGACTTAAAAAGGGTCAGACTCTCTCGGAAGTGGAAGCTGCTATACTGGTCATCAGCAACCAGAATCGGATCAGCGAAATCGCACCTGTGATATTTTCCAACGAACGGGTTGTGGAGTGCAACGGTAACCGAATTCTTAATACTTCAACTATCGAACCTGTTGAACCAGCAGATGACGGCGACCCAAAAAACTGGCCTTTCCTCCATGACTGGCTGCACCAGTTATTTGAGAACTCAACACCCCAACCGACTAGCGACTATTTCTTTGCGTGGCTCAAACGGTTCTACACTGCTGTGCTGGAGAAGCAACCGTATCAAGGACAAGCCCTGATTCTGGTAGGTCCGACAGGGCGCGGTAAGTCACTTTTATCAAACAGAGTTATCTCCGGACTGGTTGGTGGGTTCTCTGACGCTTCGGATTACCTGTCTGGACACACAAAATTTAACAAGGATCTAGGTCGAGTAGCTGCGTGGGTAATTGACGATACAACCAGTGCGAGTTCATTTCAGGACCAAAGAAAGGCAACAGAGCTAATTAAACGCGCCGTAGCCAACCCGAGAATCGAATACATGGCTAAATATGCGGACGCGATCTCAATTCCGTGGTCTGGGCGCGTTATCTTATCCTTAAATATGGATGCAAATAGCCTATCCGTTATACCCGCCCTCGATAGCAGTAACCGAGACAAGCTGATGGCACTACGTGTGCGGGATGGTGCGACCAGTGACTTCCCCCCAAACATGAAACTGGAAGCGACTATTGAAGAGGAACTGCCGTTTCTGGCCAAGTGGCTTATGGACTGGACCCCGCCACAGGAGGTAGAGGACTACGGACGATTTGGGGTGGTCAGTTTTATAGACGAATCCGTGGCGTCTGCGGCTTACGACAACTCCAGTAGATCAGCAGTAGCGGAACTGGTGGAGATATTCTCCAAGCGTTGCCGAGACGTTAATCCGAATATGATAAATTGGGAGGGCACCCTGACAGAATTTCAGGTGATGCTCCACGACATGAACAACGGGAGAAGTGTGGGTATGAGCAACAATCTGGAATTTGTAAGGCGGGGCATGTCCACCTTGGAAGAGGCAGGGAAAACTAATAAAAACATACGCCCCGTGCGCTCTTCGGGTAAGGGAGGGGGTAAGGTGTGGGTTGTGAACATAGAGGAAAAGTTTGACATCTCCAAATCTTCTCCTTAAATAAACTTATGACGGGAAAATCAGAAGAAGAATACAGTGATGAGGAGGATCTGGATAGCGTGGAAGCGCAAATCCAGTTCACCAGAGACGACTATCGACTCCTCACAAACAAGATCAAGCACTACACAAGAGAACGAAGCAGGATGGAAAACGTCCTCCGGAAGCTAAAGGCCCGTGCAGCGAGAATCAAAGACTGGCAGCAGGACGAAGACATTTGATGGGGACATGATACCCATCCACCTTGTAGGTAAACCCATAATCATCAGGGTCGCCACGGAACTTGTATTCTCCTTGCTCCAATAATTTCTTGGTGCTGATCCAACCAAGCATCCAAACCTTTGAGTAGTCTTTTAGGACACGGACAAAATAATAGTAACCTGCCTGTGGCTTTTTGAGTTTAGGACAGTTTACAGAAGCTGTGTAATGTGGGAGGGGCTTACTGGTGCAAGTCTTGGATTTTATATCTATTGTCTTTTTGCCGATCTCATAATCGTGGCTAAAACAACGACCCCCCACATAAGTCGATTCCGGATAGAGTAACTCAAAAGCAATCTCGCCAAGGAAGCCCGTCATTCGCCCCCCGCCCTTGGTGAAGGAATTAGGTAAAACTCCCAACTTTTGGCTTCGTTCAAAAGCCTGCTTAACATTTTCAGAATTGGGTGTGAACGCAATGAACTTGCTACTCCGCTCTTTTGAAAACTGGCGAGGTAGCTTTCGTGCCATTACCAGAGATGTTTACATGCCCAATAGCGAGCAGTTGTCTTGTCCTTAGCGGTCTTACAATTATGTCGTGCTCTGAAGTTAGCACGGCGTTTAGGGTTCTTGTGCTTGGTAAAATCAGAATAATCACGGTGACCGTAAGACACCTTCTTAACTTTGTCTCCCTGTTTTCCAAGAACAACAAACTTCTTTTTGCTCCCTTTAGGGGCGCGTTTGGGTTTGTTAAACCCAGCAAAGGTCTCCCCGTGGTATTGAATCCTCCCAGAAGGGAGACGCTTAAATCTTTTAGTAGCCACCTTTCATGCGCCTTTCTACAGCATCGCTATAAGACTCATTCTTCTTAGCCGCTTTTTTCTTAGCCGCTTTTTTCTTAGCCGCTTTTTTCTT